AGTCCCATTGTCGGTTAATGAACTAACATTTAGGCTGTTTCTTGCCGCAATAGTGCCAGTGCTATCAAAGTTAACCCAAGCCTTTGCCGCACTCTGCTTAGTCAGCGTGACAGGGCTACTGCCATCTGACGCTACAATTGTGTCTGCTTTTATCGTACTCATGCCACCACCAAAGTCGCACCACTACTTACTGTAATGGTGACTCCTGTTGCAAGGGTTAAAGGACCAGCTGCTAGACCATTAGTGTTAGCCGCTACAGTTACTGAAGTGTTTAGCTCGTTTTCATGTACTCTGATAATATTACCAAGTGCAGTTCCAGCATCACCAAGAAATGAACCTACAGTAGTAGGGGATGCCGTAGAACCTGTTGGTGGTGTAGTCGTTTGTACAGCTTTACCTTGATATACTACATAAAAGTCATCTGTACTAAGCACATTGCCTGTCATAGACAAAGCTGTTCCTGTTGCAGTATAAGCTACTCCAGGCTCTTGTCTTACGTTATTTACAAATACTTCAAGTTCGTTAGCATTAGCTACTGCTGTAGTGAGTGTATAGCTAACTCCACCGTTGCCTGTAATTGTTTGTTTAGCTAAAGAGGAAAAATTACTACTTGCTTGATTACCTATGTAACCCATATCTTCCTCCTTTAGCTGCTAATATCATCAACTGCCGATACTACTGCATCAACTGAGTTAGCTGTGTCTGATTGAATGTAAAGTCTATCACCTGATGCTACTACAACCTTTGCTCCACCATCTAAAACTTGTAGTGCAGAGCCTGAAGGAATAGGTGCATCTTTAATAAGATAATAGTTATTACCGCTGTTTGCTATATAAACTGAAACAAGAATTTGTTGACCAGTAATATTAGCAAGATTAATCCCTACAAGTGTATCATAAGAATCAAAGTTAGTCCCATCTGGAATGTCAACTGCTGTAGTTCCAATGGACCGTTCTATATATCGTCTAAAATTTTGTGCCATAAGAATCTCCTATAAAGCAATTGCCATTGCGATTGCAAAGCCATTAGTTGCAAAGCCAGAAGTATCAACTGATGCAATTTCACCCCATGTTCCTACAGGAGCGCCTGTACCTGAAGGTGCTACTTGACAATATTTAACAGCATTAACTGTTGTATTATAATATAAGTCACCTACTTGTACTGTTTTACCTGCGGCTTCATGCGCATTTTCTGCAGCTGCATCAGAAGCATAACTACCATAATAACGCTCATCAAAGTTTGCTACACTGCTTGCTGCTTGGTCTGCCCAGTACTTAGCTGAATAATTAGTACCGTCTACTGTAGTAGCTATATTAAACCCAGCACCACCGCCCAAAGCCCACTGTTTAGCAGAACCACTAGTGTTTGCTGATTGTGTACCAATTGCATACTCTTTAGCTGAATACTCAGTATTATCTACTGTGTTTGTAGTATCTGTTGCCCAGTCTTTTGCTGAACCACCACCAGACGCATTATCTACACCTGTGCCACCTACAGCCCATGCCTTAGAAGAATAGTCTGTACTATCTACAATACCGTTTGTTTTAACCGCCCAATCCTGTGCATCTTGTTCTGAGGCTGCAGCATTAGTTGCTGAAGTAGAAGCATTACTTGCCTGTGTTGTAGCTGTAGTTGCAGCTGTACTTGCAGTTGTAGCGCTTGTTGCCGCATTATTAGCTTGCGTAGTTGCAGTTGTAGCCGCTGTGCTTGCTGTACTAGATGCGGTGCTTGCAGTTGAAGCCGAGGTTGCCGCATTAGTTTCCGAAGTGCTTGCATTTGAAGCTGAAGTAGCCGCTGAAGTTGCACTTGAAGCTGCTGCTGTAGCCGAGTTAGCCGCCGCAGTAGCTGAAGTAGCCGCTGTATTAGCCGAACCTGTTGCACTTGTAGCACTAGATGCCGCTGAAGTGGCTGAGTTAGCTGCTGCTGTTTGAGAGGCCGCCGCATTAGTAGCACTTGTAGAAGCTTGTGCCGCCTTAGCTGTAGCCGTAGCCGCATCCGCCGCTGTTGTAGAAGCTGAAGTTGCTGCACTAGAAGCTGAAGCTGCTGCTGCAGTTGCTGAATTAGTTGCACTTGTTGCAGAAGTAGACGCAGAAGTCGCGCTAGTGGCTGCATTTGTTTCTGAAGTTGCTGCTGCAGAAGCACTAGCTGCCGCCGCTGTTGCTGCCGCTTGAGCCGCTGCAACGTCTGCACCTACGATATCAGGGATACCGTCAATAAGTGTATCTGTAAATAAACCGCCATTTGCGGCATTATCTGTAGCGCCTGTAAACTGTCCAGGCCTTGCTGGTGTTGTCATTAAATTAACCCTCGCCCGTTAAAGTTTACTTGTATGTTGCCACCTGACGCAGTACGTCTAGCATCTTCATCGTTTAATTCTGCTATTTCTGACATAAATAATTGTAAGTATTTAGCGGCTTGATCATCCTCTTGTACAAAAGAAAACAATTCCGCAAGCGCTCCAAATAATACAATTCTTTCATTTTCATCTCTTAACCAATTTGGTGTTTCAATACCCATATAATAAACAGAAGTAACTGTACCAGCTGGATCTGCTGATTGCGCTATTGCTTGTGTAGAATAAGCGGTTGTGCCTGTATTACTATTAAAGTATAGTAATGCAGAATTATTAACCCCTGCGCCAGCACCTGTTGTAGTTAAAAATCCTGCGTTATAATTAAGTACTGTTACTGCATATCTTGCGCTCAAAGCAGGTAATCTACGATAGTAATACAACTCAATTGCATCACCTTGATTTCCTAAACTTCCTTGACCAAATCCAGGTGCAAGATAAATTACGTTTTGTTGCCTCGCCCAGTAGTTATAACCTGTATATTTTTCTGCACGAAAATCGTTAAATGTTCTAATATCTACTCGCTCATTAAATACACGCGTAGTTAGTCCTGCTGAATCAACTTCTCTGATTTGAATAAATTCTATAAGATCAAATGGTAGCTGTATTTCAGTAATGCTAGAAAGTGTACTAGTTGCATTTGTAGTTGCTGCAGTTAATGCAGTGCTATCATACTTTGCAACGTTTTCTAGCGGAGGTACGCGAAGCTTTCGATATGCTTTGTCTGCCGCATATTTAAGGCAGTCTTTAATAATATCATCACTTACTACTTCTTCGTCTCGGTTAGCCCAAGTACGAACTTTAGTAACAAGATCTGCATATGTCATCGCCATATCGGTCTCCTAATTAAGTATTGATTACTAAATCAGCATACTCAGACACTAGTATTTTTCTTAACCGTTTTAAATTATTTGGATCTTGCATAAAATTAGGATCGTGTAAATCTAACTTATGTTCTTGCAAAATTTTAATTGCTACGATATCAGGAATAGTTGCTAATTTACGATAACCGCCTTTACTGCGACCAAAGTATTCTTCTTTGTCTCGCTGTAGCTTAGCACTTTCTTTAAACTTAGTAATGTCTTGTTGCGCTTGCCAATCACCTGAATCAAGATCAAAGCCAGCTTTAATGCTTTCATTAGCTCCTACAGTTCCGCTGTAGAATTTAAATTCATTTTCTTTTGCCATTGTGTCCTCTTACTTAATTAGGCTGGTTCTGTATAAGCTACAAAACGACCTGATTTTCCGATATAACCTAATTGCGCTCCTGAAGGTGCTGCACTAGGTGCGGCTCCGACTGCTACTGTTGGTGTACCTACTGACAAGTGTGTAAGCTTATAGCCTCCACCTGCAACAGACGCAGTGCGCCATACACATGTTTCTGCAGGGTAAGTATTCCCGACTGCTGTTTGAATAACTAGCATTTTACTGTACTCCTATTTTAATTTAAAATCCGCGACCAGATTTTGCTCGCTTAAGTAATCTTTTCTTTTCTGCTTCTTGTTTTTGTTTTTCAGCTTTTAATGCTTGTGCTGCTGGAGAAAGAATTTGACGTCTTTTTTGTGATTCTGGTGTTTCAACTGCTGATGTTCCCATAGAACCTGATTTTGCTTTAGCAAGATTAGCACTTGTCATTGCATCACCAGTGTTAAACTTTTTAGATTTAGGCTTGCCTTCTTTTAAACGTTTACGATTTTCTGCAGTATCTTTAGCCATCATATTCATTTGTGTACGTGTCATTCCTTTATACGGATTTCCACTTACTTCGCCTTTTCCTATCATAGCCTTAGGTGGAATAGTAATGTTTTGACCTACACGAATTTGATTAGCATTTTTAATACTTGGATTTGCAGCAAGCAAAGCTTTAAGTGTCATGCCTTTGTCTTTGGCAATTTGCGATAATGTATCACCTGATTTAATTTTCATGTTTATCTCCCTTTAAAAATAGTGCTTCCAGCAGACTTATACTGTGGATCCATTTTCATTTTACCACCACCGCTGTAGCCCATTTTTTTGTAAGCAGACTTTGGTGGCTTTTCAGTATAGTCACTCATAAATGACTTGCCTTTACCTTTACGCATATTTTTAATTTCTTGAGGCATAATAGGTGCTTCAGGGTTTTTCTTTTTTACCATTGTTTATCTCCCTGTAAATACTTTGCCGCCTTTTGCATAGTATTTTGAAGCCTTAATTTTACCGCCTTTAGATTGAAAAATTCCTTCATCTTTACCTATTTGGAGCATCATATCCCCAATATCTTCTGATTTAAAACCTTGACTAGGTTTTCTTCCAGTAGCTTTTTGGGCATTTAAAAGTTTAGTTTTAGCTTTACCAACCATAGAATTGCTTGATGTTGATTTTTTACCCATAATATTCTCCCGTAATAAAAAAGAAGGAGAAGCCCGTAAGCTTCCCCTCCTTTATTAAACCTACTCTAGGCCGTAGATAGCACCACAACCCAGTGGATTGCGTACTTCTAGTGTGCATTCTTCAACCATCATACCTTTGGTTGAGTCACCCTGCTGACCTACGTCTACCTCTGCTAGAGGGCGCAAGTATGCAGTTGCGAACCACATTGGATCGTATACCAATGCTGCAAAGTTAGCCAAGTTAGTTACACCTGCACCACTGTGGGCAACGTTGTTGTCACCTGTGAATGCAAAGTTATTTGTCAAGCCCATGATGTAGTTAGGCACTACCATTAGGTCACCGAAGTCTGACATATATACGTCTACTGACTGACGTAGCTTGCCTGACTCATCAATGTTACGCTGTACGCCTGTGTCGCCAACCATCAAGTCAGAGAAATCACGGCGAAGCTTTGGTGACAACATAATCTTTGTTGCCTTACCGCCCTGCTCATAGATCTTCTGCATAACTGAATCAATGTTAGTCAGTGCTAGTGGATCACGATCAGGTGCAGTTGTTGAACCGTTAATTGATGAACGTGGAATAGCTGTACCGTTTGCATCTGTACCAGCACCTGTAGTTGCTGCAGAAGGAGCTTCAAACTCACCTACATAATCACAAGTTGTTGCTGAGTTGATGAATGACTGATAGCCACCTGCTGCACGAGAATTAGCATTCTGTGCGCCTACTGCGTTTGATACGTTCATTGAGTGAATCATATCAAATTCTACGTCACGGCGTAATTCTGTACCACGCTTCTTTAGCTGATACGCATACTCATCTGCTACACCAGCCTGATCTACTGCGCGACGTGTGCCTGATACAGCAATTGTCTTACCGTTGATCTGTGTGTAGTTACCCAAGCGTGTACGATCTGGACCAGAAACTGCAAACTTGTCGCCAGTTGCAGGTGTTGCACCTGTACCGCCTGAACCTGTTGCATCTGGTGCAATGTAATCTGTACCTTCACCAATACGTGAATTGCCTGGAGCTTCCAGTGTATCTGTCTGCCATTCATGATAAATAGCAGTTGCCTTTGCCTTTCCAATTGAAGAGGTGAAAGGAGTTTCGTCACGAGTAATCATCGTGATAAAGTTTGCAAGATCCTCACGCTGTGAGACGTCTTTGCCTGTGCCGCGAGCTGGCCCTGCTGGACCGCCTGTGCCGCGTACGCCAAGATTATTAGCCATTTTAATTATACCTCCGAGGTATTAAATATTTGAAAGAGAGCGTTCTGCAAGTCCTCTTAGAAATGCCATTTGATCATCTTGGCTAGCGTCTTCACTAAGCGCTCTTTGCCTTATCCGTTCATTTGCATCAACTTCTTTTTGAGTTCTAGTCTTTGCTTTTCGAACAGGAGCTTTTTTAACGCTTGTAGTTTTACGCTTAGCCGCGCCTTTGCTTACACCTTGTTTTAGTCGTCTATAATCATCAACAAATTTAATAATTACAGGATCAACTACTACATCAAGAACTTCGGGAGAAATACCCTCTTCGATAGCAAACTCACGAATAGCCATAGCTGTTTCTTCGTTAAAGTCTGGAATCATTTCAGGAATTACTTCATTAAAGTGTTCCAATTGTTTTTGAAACTCTTTTGTTTCTGCTTCTTGTTCTTGCTTTTGAATGTTCTCAACAAGCCCTTCACGACGTTGTCGTGCCGCCCAATAATTCTTTTGAGCTTGTTCGCGCTTGTCTTTGAGTTCATTCACTTCATAGGTATCGCCTTCGTCACGAGCTTTTTCAATAGCCGCTTCGATTTTATGATATTCATTGGCATGCTGTTGTTCTGCATCATACAGTACAGCAGCAGAAGCTTGAGCCATGCTGTTTATTTCACCAACTTTTTGCTCATATTCTTCTTCCATTTGTTTCCTTGCATCACCAAGTTCACGACCCTTGCTAGAAAGATGTTGTTCAGTAGAGTAACCTTTAATAAGGTCACTAAAGGAAACTGCAACTTCCTCGCCATCTATTTTAACGAGTACTTGTGCATCCAAGTCTAAATCATCAGGAGTGTACACTTCAGAATCTTGGGTAGACGTATCATCCTCATCTTCAGCTTCTTCTTCTTCGATTTCTACTTCTTCTTCTTCATCAACGTTATCGGCTTCCTCTGATAGTTCTGGGTCTTCATCATCAGATTCTTCCGCGTCTAACTGTGGTACTTGCTCTTCGGGTAGAGTATCTACGAAATCGGAGTTCCGTATAATGTCAGCCAGCAAAGCCTCTTCAGTTTGACTTGTGTCCATAGGCACAGAATCATCCATAGGGGTAGAGTCTGTATTTGCTTCAGGATTATTCATTGTTAATTACCTCCCTTTTTTACAGGGGCTGCTTTAGGTTTATCTTTAGCAATTTTTTCAGCATACCTATCTCTGAGCATTTGCATATGATATAGTGCATCTGAGTTTAATTTTGCTTTACCTCCACTACGCATTGAGTCGTATTCAAGTGTTTCAATCATAATGTCGTAGTTTTTAACAAGCTGAACGTAATCAATTATTCGTTTTGCCATCGTTGTCCTCCATCAGGTGTGGGATATTTTTCCCGTACATCTCAAAGTTTGTCATTTTCTCTTTGACACTGCCTAGTGCCATCGCAGAAGAGTAGAGAAACTCTCGTGTCTTAGTTTCGTGCGGATCTGTTTTAAGCCACTCAATAAAGTAGTCTACTAGAACCTCACCATATACTTCATCAAAAAATTCATCTCGTTCTTTAGCAGCGAAATGGCCCTTTACATGAGCCATTCGCGCTAGTTCTTCAGGATGTATTTTATGATTACCGTATGATTTTTTATTACCCAGCCTCTTCTCGGCTGACTCACGGTATTTTTCCATTTACATCATTCCTTCTTGTTCCACAGGTTGTTCTTGTGGCATCGGTTGTTGTGGTTGAATTAGCTGTCTAGCCATCATAATAATCTGATCAAAGCCAGGATGTTCAGGTAATTCAGCGCCTTCCTTAACAGCATTAATAGTAAGGTTAGCCCACTCTTGGAAATGTTTATCAATAGCAACTGCTAATTGCTTAGAGTTATCATCCATTGTATTTTTACTTTGAGCATTAGTGAACATCACATTAGCTTCTGCAAGTGCTGTATCTGCCTCTCGCTTACGCTGTTCAATCATTTCTTGAGCCTGTGCTGCTTTGGCTTGATTTTCCATAGCAGTAGCGGCTCGTTCTTTAAACTCATCAGTAGTATAATCTTGTAAGAAATCATTACTATCAATATTCATAGCTTCAATAAGCTTAGTTGCTAATACTGCAGGTGCTTCTGGCTTAACTGCCATTCCAGCGCCTTGTTGATTAAGTGCAGGTAATATTTCTGCTCCAATCTTAGTAAGCTTATTAATTACTGTGCTATTGCTATTCTCACCAATATCTAAGAATATTTCTACGTCCATAGTTGAAGGTAATTCAGCCATATTAACAGAGCCATAAACTCCATCCATGTTATAAGACTGTTTGCCTTTCATATTAAGATACATAGTTCTGTATACACCATGTATCAACCGCTTAAATCCAGTTTCCGCAAATCTACGCGCGATATGCTGGATTCTTTTTTGTGCCGCTGATTGTACGGCGCTAAGTTTTTGCTCAGAGTTACCTGATACATATAGTGTATCATTTAACCCTTGCGCGGCCTTAGACATGCCTGTAGCTTGCTCTTTAATAAGCTGTAGATGTTCGAGCAAAGGTACAGTACCCGTAGAAATAGCCTCTGGTGGTAGCTGTGCTACAGCACCCTGTGGATTACCGTTAGTAGGTATGATTTGTTTTGGCTTCATGTTTTGAAGCGCACTAAAATCAACTACATTAGGGTCAGCCAACTTAGGACTATAATTAGTAAGATAAGTATTTTCTACAAATCCACGAAGAATAGCTGTACTTGCCAATGTGCTTGATCTTGTAAAGTCAGCCATTGACAATCCATAAAATTCATGTGGAATGTCGATAGGTACGATAGAAGCTAGAGGTACAAACTCTGCATCTTCTTCGTATAGTATGTGATTATCTACTGTAATAAAATGTTTTAGTTCTGCAATACCGTCACCATCACGGTCTACTCTAATCCAAGACTCAGTAAGAGTTACTTCTTGATTAGCTTCAGTGTATGCTTCACCTTTTGCTTCATAGCCTTGCCAATAAGCTTGGCCTGTGATATCCTTTCTTGCAGCCACATCTTCGCTGTATTTACCGCTTCCGACCCAATTGTGGCCGCCTCCGAGACGATTCCACTCATCTTCTGTAAGAGTGTCGCCCCACTCTGGGTAATATCTGCGAACATCTGAACGAGACATTTCTGACTGGATACCAACAAAGACAGCATCGTCAATATCTTTTGCTTCATTTGAAATCCTAAATGCTTCTGGCGGTATGACTTCTAGCTTAACTCTGCTTTTGTCAATGCGCTTCCGAAGTCTTACGTCTGTGTATGAAATTATTTCTGAAGTTGGGTTGAGCGTAAGCTCGCCGACGATTTCTAAATTTTCATCCGCAAGGATCTCGTCAAGCTTAGCTTCGTCAATTTCCTCATATTCTTCCATTACATAGTCAAAGTCTTCGATATAGTCCCAACGTATAACTGCGTTTTTCCACAGTAGAGACGACTTCATCCATGTCTGTAAGAGTTCCCAACCTTTATTCTTTTTAAAGATACAATAGTTAACTAAGTTACTTGCATCTTTAGCAGCTTTAAATGCTCCAGGAGTGTCATCATAAGGAACAAATCGTGCAATCTTGTTATTGTTTAAGAACAAGTCAGAAAGAACTGCTGTGTAAGCCT